TGATTGTCCTGAAAAAGAAATAAATTTTGTAATCCACCGCACTTATAAACTAATCAAAACATTGTTAGGACGTGAGACTAAAACCAATGGAATTAAAAACACCACATAACTACTTTGAATTGGAACAGGATCAAAAGTTAGAAATATGCGTAGGGATACTCGAAACAATGTATGAAATGGTACTACGAATGTCTAAGAATTCCAAGTTTTCAAATGTGGAGGTAATGGAAAAGATTATAGAAACCACACTCGAGTTCAATGAGAATCTCGAAGAATACGAAGTCTGTGCGGTGTTAAAAGACACTAAAGATCTGTTGGATGACCATAGAAATTACTAATTATATCAACAACAACTTTAAGGAGCTACAACAGATCGCGAGGAGAATCACACAAGGACATCAATTATCAGATGATCTACTACAAGAGGTCATTCTACAAATATATTCCAAGAAAGAATTAAAATTAAGACAATACGATGATGATAACATCAAGTACTACATCATTGCGGTGATGAAACTTAATTGGAATTCAAAAACAAGTCCTTTCTATTACAAGATTCGTAAAGAATCAAGAAATTATACACAATTACATCCATCTTTTGTAAATTATAGATCAACGGAGGAGGAAGATGAATTCCAAACTTACGAGGAATTAGTAAAGATTGTTGAGGAAGAGTTTACAGAACTAACATGGTTTTCAAAAAGACTAATGGAATTGTATCTAACACTTGGGTCACTAAAGAAGGTAGCAAACCAAACACAAATACCCATAGCAAGTGTTGGTAGATACATAAGAGAAATAAAATTTGAAATAAAACAAAATGTCAACAAAAGGATCAAAGACGACTAAGAAGAAACCTTGTAAGAATTGCAAGAAGAACAAGAAACTTGATTTAGGGGTAGATGTCCCTCAGGACGACTATACGGTGTCTTTAGAGGATATTCAAAAAGCGTGGGGATACCTAAATGAAATGAAAGTAGTAAGAGAAGATGAAACTAAAATGGTTTTCCTAAAGAAAATATATAAAGAAGTAACAGGTTATGCATTAGATGAAAAGAAATGTATAAGTTGTCATATGTCATCAATTGTTAGAAGATTTAAGAATTACTCCAACCAAGACTATAACACCAACTTTAGATAAGTTTATATATAATAGTATGAAAAGAGGTAGAAAACTAAATGATATAGAAATAGCAGAAAGATTCCAACGAGCATTCGAAATGGTTCTATACAAACGTTTCTCATATAATGAGTTTAGAGAGAGTTTCTCCAAACAAGAGGGTATATCCCTCAGACAATCGGAGATCATCTATAAGAAGGTCAAAGACACCCTTAAAGAACGATTTGAAGATGAGAAAGGAGAACTAATCGAGTCACAAGTCGAAAGATATATGGATTTACTTAAAAGAAGTAGAGAAGCGGGTAACAGACGTATCGAAAGAGAGGTCCTTAACGATCTAAATAAATTATGGGGATTAGAACAAACTAAGGTAGATATTAGTAGTGGTGGAGAACCCATATCACTTAATATCAACTTAACTAAGTAAAAAAATTTTGAAAAAGACCTCGGAGAAATTGCGTAAATCGGAAACCCCTACTAAGGAAATCAATGTAAATCTTACAAAGAAACAATCAGTAGCATGGGAACTTCTAACAGATAACAAGACCAACGAATTGTTATTTGGAGGATCTGCGGGTGGAGGTAAGTCAATGTTAGGTTGTATTTGGATTACAACCATGTGTATTCAATATCCTGCAACAAGATGGTTGATTGGTCGAACAGTATTAACACAACTTAGACTCACAACTCTTCGTACAATGTTCGACGTGTTTACTATGATGGGACTCACAAATGAAAAACATTATAACTACAACGCACAATCCAACATTATAACCTTCTACAACAAATCAGAGGTTATATTAAAAGATCTCGAGTTAAAACCATCTGACCCTCACTTCGACAGTTTGGGTTCGTTAGAAATCACGGGAGGGTTCTTAGACGAGGTGTCACAGATGACTCAGATGGCGTACACAATTGTAAAGTCACGTATACGTTACAAATTAACAGAATATAACTTAGTTCCAAAATTATTGATGACATGTAATCCATCTAATACTTGGAGTAAGAAAGATTTCTATATTCCACATACTCAAGGAACATTAGAAGACAACAAGAAATTTATTGCATCATTACCACTTGATAATCCACATTTACCAAAGTCATATATAGAAACGTTACAAGGTTTACCTGAATTACAACGTAGGAGACTCTTAGAGGGTGATTGGGACTTCTTAGATAGTTCTGATACCTTATTTAATTTTGACGACATTACAGCGTCTGTATTTAAGTTGAACCCTGATGACAATGATAAGAAGTATTTGACATTGGATGTTGCAAGGTTTGGTGACGATAGATCCGTTGCCGTAATTTGGGTGGGAAAATGTATAACAGAAATATATACATATACAAAGTTAGATGCGACACAATTAGTAAGTCACATAAAAGAATTGATGAGGTCATATGGTATACATAACAACAATGTGATTGTGGATAGTGATGGTGTGGGTGGTCCTGTTGCAGATATGTTAAGAGGAACCAACTTTGTTAATAACTCTAAAGCATTACACAATCAAAACTTTAGTAATCTAAAATCTCAATGTTATGTGAAGTTAAGTGAGTTGTTTAGTACAGGTGAAATCTCAATAAACATTATGGACCCAATGATGATGGATGATTTAACACAAGAACTATTGGCGATCAAGTTAAAAGACGTAGATAAGGATACTAAGGTATCTGTGATGGGTAAAGATCAAATAAAGAAAATGATTGGTAAGTCCCCCGATATTGCTGATGCAGTAATGATGGGAATGTTACCACATATAAAATCTCTGAAAGCAACAGGGAGATATGGAATTGCAGTATTAAGATAAATTATGAAAAACTTAACATTTGAAATTAACAATAAAGAATATCAACTTCCCGAGTTTATGAATGTTGATAACTATGTGAAAATCTTTAAGATCAAAGACATACTCAATGACGATGAGGAATATGGAAACGCAAGAGTGATCTCAGAGATTACAGGAGCACCGATGAAAGACCTATTGGACGCAAACTTCCAACAGATACAGTTTATCTCATCTTACCTGATGACATTGTTTCCAAGAGAGAACGAGGAGTTTATAGATAGGTTTGAACTTGATGGTAAACAATATGGATTCTTACCAAGTTGGAAGAAGATGTCCTTTGGTGAGTTTGCAGATTTAGATACCCTTGGTTCAAAGAAACCTGAGGAGATGATAGATTACCTACACATCCTTGCAGCAATCTATTACAGACCAATTACAAAGGAAAGAAGTCAACACGACTTTGACATTGAGAAGTATGATGGAGACAAGGTCGATGAACGGGCCGAACTCTTCAAACAGAAACTTGACAGTAAGATCGTAATGGGAGCTCAGTTTTTTTTTACACGATTCGCAAAGAAGTTACAAGATCCTACCCGAATATTTTCGAGGATGACGACGTGGCAACAGATGAAGATGGTGTGGAAGAACAGAAGACTCCTACCTCTATTAGTTTTGAGCAACGATTCGGATGGTATGCAATCCTTAATAGAATCGCAGACGACGATATTACGAAACATCGTACAGTCACAGAGAAGTCCTTGGTGGCAGCGCTCAATCAACTCACTTTCATTTTGGCGAAAGAAAAAGAAATCATAAAGAGAACAAAAGAAGCTCAGACCAATGGAGGGATGGCGATTTAAGATACATAATCAAGAAATTTATATTTAATTACAAATGGTTAACTTTAAACAAATAATAACGGATTTAAGTGGTATGTGTTATTACCACCCTCAAGTTCAATCTTTTGGTTTTGGGACGTTGGATCAATTAACAATGGATATTGATACCAAACAAGAACCCAAGTATACAAGAGTGTATTGTATTCCTGGCGATGTACAATTAAATCAGAATATTCTAACATATAATCTATCAATTGTTATAGCGGATAGAATTGAAGACGATTACGGTAATCAAAGAGATGTAATGTCTGATACTCTTGAGATAGCGAAGGATTTGTTTACAATATTCTATAGATCGTACACAGCGGCGGAAGGAGCATTCACATTAGACTACGAACCACAATGGGGACCTAATGTATCACCGTTCTTGGAAAGATTTGAAACAATATTAGGTGGATGGACACTTAACCTAACAGTAGATCAACCATTTGATTACAACAGATGTGATCTACCCGAACAACCATTTACACATAAAACTTGGTCTGAATTGGCAGAATTATGGTCTAAAGTCGGTGAGGATTGGGATAAAATATAATAACAGTAATAATAAATTGAGATGGGCAATTTAACAAACAAGTACATTAAGGACACCTATGATGGTCTGATTAAATTAGCAGACGAATCACAAGGAGTCCAACCTACCCTCCAAAAACTACAGGATGGTTTAGGAAACGACTTACCCGCAGAGGTAAGTTCTACAGAATTCAACATAACGGGTTCGCTTGTGGGTAATGCAGATACAGCAACTTCTGCATCACACGCACTCGTAGCGGACAGTGTAGTATCAGCATCATACGCAAGTAATGCGGGTCAAGCGGATACGGCTACTACAGCAAGTTTTGCACTGACAGCATCACACGCCGAAAACTACGATGATATCTATGTAACAGGTCTTACTTTCGTTACTGAGAGTACAGATCCAAACGGTGGTGAATTAACAATAAGTCAAACACAAGGTCAACCTGACATCACTGTAGATCTTGACGGTAGATATCAAACATTAGCGGCAGCACAAAATGAGAACTTAAGATTAGGTTTCATAGAATTAGCAACTGCATCATTAGAAGTTGCAACCGCATCTTTAAACTCATATACCGCATCTAACGGTGATATAAGAAACGATTTTAACTCTTTTACATCTTCTCAATCAAGTGTTGACAGTGGTCAAAACAGTAGATTAGATTCATTAGAACAAGTCACAGGATCTTTCGCAACTACAGGGTCAAATACATTTACAGGTCGACAAACTATTGATGCTGACCTTATCGTATCAGGTAACCTCTATGTAAGTGGTGCGGAAGTAATCGTATCTTCTTCAACATTAATCGTTGGAGATAGAGAAATAGAATTAAACGCAAACAGAACAGTAGGTAACGCAGGTATCATCGTTTATGATGTTATTGCACCTGAAGGAACAGGTTCGTTACAATGGGACGCTACCAATGACTATTGGATGGCAGGACAATACGGTTCTGAAGAAAGAATATTAACTTCATTAGATTCAAGTTCCTTACAAGTACTAAGCGCAATTAGAACGACCATTACAGCTAAGAACGTTACTGCAGGTACAATTGGCAAAGGAACACCATGTTACATCACAGGATCAGGAACAGGTGGAAACTTGGTAGGAGTAATTCCAGCAGACGCATCAAACCCATCACTGATGCCAGCGGGAGTTGTTCTTGCACAAGATTTGACCGCAGGTTCTGAGGGTGATGCAGTTGTTGTAGGTTTCATAAATGGAATTAACACAGCTGGATTCAGTTCAGGTGATAGTCTCTATACCGCAGTTGGTGGAGGATATACAAACGTGAAACCAACAGGTTCTAACTTAATACAAAAAATAGGTAATGTTGAAAAGGTAGACGGAACAAATGGATCTGTAGTTGTTACAGGACCTGGCCGATCTAACGACGTACCTAATATTCAAGAAGGATACTTTTGGGTAGGTAACTCAGATCAAGTTGCAACAGCAACATCTACAGGATCTTTTGCAAGAAGAGATGAAGAAAATACCTTCTCTCAAAATCAAACTATCAACGGTAGTTTAACAGTTAACAATGATCTAAACATCAACGCAATTGATAGTTCACCAATGACAATATCGTCAGGATCTCAAAGTATCTCATTCGTATTGGGTGAATCAGGTGGAAGTACACAACCTGAGTTAATCTTCAACGGTGACAACGCATTCTTTGCATCATTTGGTAGTTTAGTAATGAGTGGTGATAATGGTGTAGATCTTAGAGCTAACGGTGGTAACGCAACTGTTCAATCTAACAATAACGATGTTAACATCATCGCAAGTGGTACAACATCTATTACAGGTTCTAACATAGACATCAACGGAACAAGTTCAACATTTAGAATGACAGCGCCAGGATTTGGTGAGTTCCCAATATTTGATTTATCAGGTGTTGTAGGTTTCTATAGTGGTTTTCCAAGTGTGGGTGTTGCAAGAAAATCAGTACAAGTATATAACATCTATGAAAACGGTTTTGTAACAGAGTTATGGGATAGTACAGGTTACAATTGGGGATCACAAATTGACCACTCCGCAAATGGATATAGATTCCAAGTTATTGGATCAGGTAGTGCACAAACAGGTGAGATTAGATGTAATGCAGCTTCAAATGGTAGTGTAAGTATGAACTTAGATGCACCATCAGTCAGTCTTGGTAATAGTGCTCAGAACACATCAGTCAATGTAGGTTGGGCAGGTCCTTCAAGTGGTACTACTTCTCTAAATGGTCTTAATGTTAATGTTGGTTCTCCATTTGGATTTACAGATGTGATAGATATTGACTCAATCACTCGAATTGATCTTGATAGTGCGGCAATCAACCTAACAGGTTCTGTAGCAGTACAAGACAATTTAACTGTAGGTGGTGCAGGTCAATTATATTCTAATGGTTTATTTGAAGCTTCAGGACAATCTAAATTTACAAATGGTTTAGAAGTAACAGGTTCAATAGCACAAGAACCAACATCAATAACAATTGCATCAGCAACAGCGTCTATTGACTTCTCTCAAAGTAATATACAGACATTGACATTAGCAAGTGGTACGGCTACACATTTGGAAGCTACAAACATGAAAGCGGGTCAATCAGTATTGGTTGAGATTACACAAGATGGAACATCTGCGGGGACTGTAACTATTGACGGTTCAATCACATTCCCTGGCGGAACGGATTACTCTCCGACCACAACATTAGGTGGTAAAGACGTATTAACTCTTGTATCGTTCGATGGAACAACTGCAAGAGCTGCAGGACAAAATGATTTCTCATAATGTTACAACCTTTTCCAATAGGTTTGATGAATCCAAGTGATGAGGGGATTGGTATCATTACACAAAATCTCTTCATGTTATATGACATCAACAACAGTAATAGTTATCCTGGCTCAGGTACAACAGTAACTGATTTACAAGGTAACTTCGATATGACCTTAAATAACGGTGTAGGATACTCTACAAGTTATGGTGGTGAATTAGTATTTGACGGTGTTGATGACTATGGTAACATTGCAAGTGGATTTATGACAGGTCTTACCAACGCAACATTTACTACATGGTTCTTTTATGAAGATAATGGACGTTGGACAAGGGTATGGGATTTTGGTGCAAACACAAATAACTATGTATTCTTAACACCAAGAAATGGACAATCCTACGGTGGAACATATGCAATCGATACATTAAGAGTTGCATACAGAGTAGGTGGTGGTGGTGAGACACTTGTGAATATGCCGACATCACTTACTAACAATAGTTGGAATGAGGTTACGGTTACATTTAGTGGAACAACAATGACCATGTATCACAACGGTAGTTCAATTGGTAGTGTTACTAACGGAAATACTCTACCAAACTTAGGTACAACCTCAAACAACTACATGGGTAAAGCACAGTTCCCTGATCCATATTACCAAGGTGACATAGGAATATTCTTTGTTTATGACGCATGTCTAAGTGCAACAGATGTGAATGATAATTTTGAAGCATTAAGAGGTAGGTATGGAATTTAAATATATTATAATTGATTATTCTGAATTTTCTAAAATCGATTTAAGTGAGTTTAAAGAGACGAATGAGAGTTCATTGAGGTTTTCTGTAGATGGAACGAAGATCGTTCTTAAATGGACAGGAAACACCCCTTCATCGTTGTCTACTGTTACGTCAAAGAGTGAGGAATATACAATCGATCAAATATTGGTCATAATGGACACTGATGAGTGGAGAGTTTACGATCCTACAAGTGGATCAACAGAATAATAATGGATTTAAGTAAGATAGCACCAATTATCGTTGACAACTTCAAAGAAGCACTTGAAGAAAAGAAGTACAAGTTTGGGAATCCTCCAAACAAGGTACGTCTTGGTAACAAGATTGCGTCAAAGACTTTATACAACAGTATTGAGGCAACACCAAGTAAGGATGCTATCACAATTAAAATGGAAGACTACGGTATCTTCGTTCAAGGAGGTAGAAGAAGAGGTGACAAAGGTGTACCCATTAGTGCACTGTTAGAATGGATGAAACAAAGAGGAATTAGAAGTAATGACCTCACAGACCGTCAACTTGCATTTGCAATCCAATCAAACATAAAGAAGTTCGGTATCAGACCATCCAATTGGTTTGATGTTGCAATAGATAACATGTTCGAAGACGCAAGATTCTCTGATATATTCGAGACTGAGGTAGCTCAAGATATAGAAGATAGAATCGTTGAGATTATCGATAAATTAGAAGGAATATAATATGGCCGAATTTAATTACACCCAACTTTATACAAATGGTATAAACTCAAACAGTCAGATAAGAAGGGCGGTTGACATGGGTTACCAAAGAGGTGCGACCTATGAAGTAATACTAACAGGAGACACTTATGTACCATCAATGGAATTGGTGGTGGATCAATATGTAGATACAGTAAAGAAAGGTAGAATGAGTATTGTACCTTATAGTATCTATTCAGAAGATTACAGTAATGTTTGGGAGTATAAGTTTAACATAAGACCTTACGAGTATCTACAAAACTTCTTAGAGTCAGAACATTATAAAACATATACATCAATGAATTGGTCTCAGACTAACTCTGACATCAACGTTGATGCACCATATAAGAACTCAATTAACTTTAGATGTTTATACGGTTATAGATATACAAGTGGTACAACAATCGTAACAGAATACAATGGTACACCTACAAATACATTTGATCACTTTACTGATATACCTAACTGTCCTGGCTCTACAGGATATACACCAAGTGATTTTACAAATACAGGTGGTGACTTCACACTTGTTGGTGGTCAGTTCCAAATGTATGAGAAATTCTATTTCCCTAACGAAGATCAAGAGATTGGTAGTGTTATAGGAACAGGACTAACGATAAACACATTGGATACCAACAGAAGGTTATCACCAATGTCACAGTTCCTTATGGACTATCCATCAGTACCCGAAAAATCAGAGACTGCAAGATTCCTTACAGAATCACCTCGTATTCAAACAGTTGACATCAACGATCACTACTCACTATACTACATGTGGGGGTTATCGGGGGATAGACAACAAATTGAAGCAGACTTTGCAATATTCAAAATGTATGACATAGACAATACACTAATTCAAGATTTTACCGTAGACTTATACAACGACTATCCAACAAATTATAGAACAAGTATGGAGATGAGAAAATTACCTGTAGGTCCAAGAGATATTAACACATTATATTTTGAGGATTACTTTGGTAGTACGGGTAGTACAAATGTTGTCTACTATACAGTACAGTTATGTTCGTCATACGCTGATACATTTGATACAAGAAAAGGTCAAGTAGGATCACATTCACCAATATCAGAGAAATTTTACTTCTATACTTCAGGTGATGTATCCTCAATACGTCCGAGTTGTTCACCTGAGTCCACGAGACTGAGTTTCTTGAACTCAAGAGGGGGGTTTGACTATTACACATTTAAAGCGTACAGAAACGACGTTAAAAAGATTTCAAGGGAAACATTTGACAGTAAGTATTATGCACCAAATTATAGTCAACCTGATCATTCTTTTGGAAGAAGTACAAAACAGTTTGCACAAGATGTTGATAGAGAAGTAGTATTAGAAAGTGACTTCCTATCAGTAGAAGAAGGAAATTGGTTAGAAGATTTATTCTTATCACCACAAGTATATGAACAAAAACCATCTTTCATCTCACCAATGGGATGTCAAGATACGTATTACATGGACTTAAGACCCGTTCAGATTCTCTCAACTGAGGTTGAAACAATAACAAAGAAGCATAAGAAACTAAATAAGTACAGAATCACATTGAAGTACGCTGATTCGTGGTTCTCTAATAAAGGATTTTAATGTATGGGTCAACAAACAATATTAAGAGTAGAAACAGGGAATAGTAATCCTGTTTTATCAACAGATGGGGCATATCCTCCTGTAGTTACAACAAACAATGTACCTGTTTATGAAACATTGGATTTGTATAAAAGTGCACCAATTAAGATAAACAAATCTTACGCGGAAATACAAAACATCGCAAAGAAGAACTCTGACTACTCAATACCCATAGCAGTACCTGGCTCAAAAAAAAATAATAGGTTCTTTGAAACCTTCTATAACGTTGATTCTGACACTTTATATTTTGATCCGACAAAAAGGGTCGCTTGTCAAGTTTTAATTGACGACGTGGTCTATTTTAAGGGTTATCTGAAACTTAACAAGGTATCAATCAAGGAAAACAAAACAGAGTACAACGTAACTCTATATTCTCAACTTGGTGAATTGTTTGGACAAATGGGTAACGGACTATTGTCTGATTTACCTTATAGTGTTACCAATGGTTGGAATCCTGACTTAACTCTTGAGGATGTATCTAATCCGTGGGAGGAAAGTCCATATAGAGAGGAAGATCTAAACAACAGAAGACCTGAAAAATATATGTTCCCAATTGTACACAATGGTTATGTGTACGATGATGACGGTAATGTCGCAACAGGTACTACACGATTGTATTCATCTACAATTGTGGGTGCATGGTCCTCCCCGTCCGCTGCGGCATCTGCGGGAGCAACAAACTATAACCTCAACAGTCCTACAAATGGATTGTTTATCAACCAACTAAAACCTGCATTATCTGTATATCACTTATTTGATTTCATATTTGACTTCTATGGTTATACTCTAAAATCTGATTTTAAAGAAACACCATGGTTCAAACAGTTGTATATGTATGGATACTTTGCGAATGAAGATGTACTAATGGGTTACAAATATCCTAAGTACCAATCATTCCCACTATCAGATGTTGAAGTCATTGTAGAATACATTTCATTGTCAAGTTCTTACTATGCAACTATAGTTAAGAAGAATACAAGAGTACCTTGTTATTGTGATGAGACAGTAGAACTAACAATACGTGATTTATGTGCGAGTGTTGTTACAGATAAAACAATTACAATAGAACCATTCAACAATCCTGGCTCAGTTGTACAAGGTTGTACACCATTTGAACCTGAAATTGTTAATAGTAATGTTGCAATCAGTCAATACAGTGCTGATGACTTTAGTGAAGGTCCATCTTACTATCCTGCAGCGTCAGGTACAAAGATTACCTACACATCAGGTAACACACTAAACATGAACCTTGTAATTGATGAGGAAATCAAACAGATAGATTTTATTGCATCAGTTGCAAAGAAATTTAACCTAATATTCACACCTGATCTTGAAGAACCTAACACAATCATTATGGAACCTATACCATTCTACATGGGATCAGGGGATGTATTGGATTGGTCAGGTAAATTATCCTACGATCAAGGATTTACGGTAGAACCTGCACAAAATTATATAGAGAGTGAGATTATCCTATCTGACAAATCAGATAAGGACGGTGGTAACTCAGAATTTGAGAGAATACACAATAGAGTGTATGGTGAGAAGAAAGTATATTCTCAAACAGAGTTTAGATCTAAATCTAAAAAGATAGAAACTATATTCTCACCTGAAGTAATTAGAAAATGGGATGTTGTATCTAATTCAGGTAACATTGACTTACCACTTGGTATCAACTATTCAGAATCTTCTTCTGATGGTGATGACGGTGCAGTTACTTGGACTTACGAAGGACTAAAGTCTAAACCTAAGTTATTCTACTATGTAGACAACGCAAATCCATTTATTAACAATACAGGAGAGTTATTCACAGATCCTGCGGGTGGAGTAGAAACATTCCAAATAAAGATATCAGAACCTGGCACATCCAATCAGTTTGCTGCAAGATATGAGAAGATTCCAATCATCTCACATACCTCACCAATTGGTGCTGATGATGACGACAAGATAAACAACGATAGTTTAAGTATTCTGTTTGAATCAGAAAGATCATTGAACGTAGGTGTACAAGCGTTTGACGCATATTCTAAGTTTGACCTATATACAAGATTCTATGAGAATCCTATCAACAATTTATTTAACAAAAATACAAGATTTGTAAAAGGTAAATTCAATCTAAACCTTGATGATATTCTTAATATAAAACCTAATGATTTAATTAAGTTAAAAGAACAATATTTCCAATGGAATAAAATTAAAGAATATAATCTAACTGAAGACCAACTTACAGATGTTGAATTAATACAATATAACAACGTATTACAAACATATCCAACAAGATATTTTAATTATTATTACTTAGATAATCCTTCTGCAGTTTATAGGTTTAAAACTGAGATGACTAACGAAGAGTTAAACTACACCAATTGGGGTAGATCTGTTAGATATGATTATCTACAAGGTGCTAACGGTACAAGTAATGTAGCAGTAGTTACAGGTGTACGTGATTTCTCACAAGGTAGTAATGTACTTGTAGGACAGAATTGGATTGAAGTAACAGAAGAAGATTACGAAACAAATGGTGGTATTGATAGAGAATACGATTCACTATATGTTTACTCTATATCAGGAGCACACTTTAGTGAAGGTGGTGATCTAAATAATACATTCTATCCACTTGTTATGGGTTATTCATCAGGTGGTACACAATACGATTGGTTAAACGTATATACAGATAATGCTGACTTCAACTCTAAATCATCATCATTTGGATTTACAACAGGTAGTAGTACAACACACGGTACAATCACAACACCAACACCTACTCCTGTACCTACAGTACCTGCACCAACTCCAACACCATATTACAATACAGATGGTGCACTCATTGTAACATATGAACCAATCATTGACAGTTATTACTATCTACTAAGTAACGCGAACCCACTTATCAGATATGAGGTATACTTGGATGGAGTACTTGCACAAAGACACCATACCAATGTAGATGACTTCTATTCTACTGCAATACAAGAAGCACAAGATGTTATTATTAGAGTATACAAAACAGTACCTGCAACAACACTTGTCGCATCGTTAATTAGAAGAGATTTCACGAACGATAATGAAAACGGTGATGCGGGTATCAAGGAAACATCTATAAGTCTCACACAGACCGATTATGGGGATTATGAGGACTTTGAATTTACAATTACTCTACCAATAGAAAATTGTAACTACGAATATAGATTTGATGTAGATGAAGTAGCAGTAACAGGTACTACATGTATGAATTACTGTGTAACTGCAGAGGATATAACAAGAGATACAGTTCCTGATGGACCTGAGTTCGCATATATAGATTTCTATACAGGAGAAGCAAGATATGGTGATGTCATTGTAGAAACAGAAGGTAAGTGTTTCTTATATGGTTGGTCATCAAATGATTTTGAGAACTCTTGGTGGAGAAATCTAATTGTAGGTCCTGTTGAGACACAACGAGAAAGTGGATTTACAAACTTTGGTGAGATTCAATGTCTACCTTCAGGTACTACTGTATGTTTCAACGCAGTATCAGGATCACCTGTATCATTCAAAGAAGAAGTAGTGATTACAGAAATAGGACCATGTCCAACACCGTTATACGGTTTCCAAAATGAGGTTAACTATCTATATATGTTTAGTGATGACACTATGTTATGGTGGGCTAATCCGTGGGATTATAATATCAACAAACAATCTCCATATTATCTAACAGATAGTAGTTGTGATGCCATATCAGGTAGAACATCAGTACAAGATTCTTACGATAGAACAGTATTCTTAATGGGATCATTGGATGAGGATGGTTGTGTATTTGATGACTTCGATCCTCAATCAGGATATGGTAGTGTAATGAAGAATGTTGGATCAGCGGGTCCACTTATCGATCCAAGACCAAGTATCATATTCCCACAATCAGATGGAACATACTTTGCAAACAGATTATATGAAAGAGCGGGATCACTATTCCAAATCATTGCTAAGTACGATAGAAATGGTGGACTTGTAGAACAACAACCTGATACGTTTGATTCATTTGCGTTATATGGTACTCTAATTGGTAGAGATGACAATACAGGTAAGTTCTATGTACAAGATGGTACAAGAATTGCAAGAATAGAATCTGATCTACAAAGTGGTACAGGATTCTTTGCATCAGTACCAACAACAGCAACATCATCATCACATCCTCGTACTCATGGTATGTACATTGACAGTAGTGAGAACCAATGGTACTATGGTGAGTATGGGTTAATTAAGAGAAACCCAAGAGGTTATGCGGGTGATTACTTTGGATATAGTTTTAGTTGGGCAGAACCAACAGTGTATGGAGAAGTACATGATATGAGGTTTATAACAGGTCAAGGATTCTTAGTTGTGGGTGATTTCCAACAAGTAGATGATTATAGTAGACCTTATATAGCACTTATTGACAGTACAGGTAACATAGTTTCTGATGAGTTTAACGGATCAGGATTTAACGGTATTGTAAGAGCTATAGAAGTACAATCTGATGGTAAGATATTACTTGGGGGTGACTTTACAGAATACAATGGAATACCATTCAATCATTTAGTTAGACTTAATAGTGATTTCACAATTGATACAACATTTATGTTAGAAATCAATACTGCGTTTGACGATAGAGTTAACGATATCAAAGTTGATAGTACAGGAGATATAGTTTGTGTAGGTGCGTTTACAAGATTTAACAACTTAGACGCAAATGGTATTGTCAAGTTAGACAGTACAGGTGTGTTACAATGGCCACTACAAACATTCCCAACTCCAACACCTGGCCCAACACAAACACCGTTACCAACGCCAGGTCCTACATCAACACCACCACCTGTTACAGAATCTATCAATGTTACAGTAAGTTACAATGTACCACAGGTACCAATTGATAGAGATTACGAATTAGATTGGAGATACTTGGGTCTATACTTTGAACCACATTATGTATACCCTGAATTTACAGGTAACCTTACACCATTTGGTAGTGCATTCGTAAAAGACAATGCATTTGATCCAAACGTAAGTCTTGTTGGTAATCAATTGAATGATGAGTCAATGAGTTATGTATATCCAACAGCGGAAGGAGAAAACTTTACAGGTAAGTATAAATTACAATTATTATATAATGTGGGTTGGGTTAACGATGGAACGTACTCAAACTTTGCAGCAACTAACACAAGTGTAGATGTATATGTTGATGGTTCACCTGTACTCACAGGATTAACGATGAGTAGGTTTAGTAATCTTGCACCAACTTATGAACAGAATGGTAGTCAATATGAACTAAGACCTACAGATTATTATTGGAGTAAAAGTTCATGGAGTTTAGTAGATGTTAGAAATACAGAGTTTGGTGATTCTACATATTTTGAGTTACATGATGGTGCTAATGTTGAGATTAAAATTAATACTGATTTACAATACAACTTCAGTATACCACAAACTACTCCTATACCAACGGCAACACCAACTCCGACACCTACACCAACAGCGATGCCGCCTGGTGATGTCGAAATCTAATTTAATAAAGATTATATTTTAAGATAAGATGAGTAAGAAATACATTCCACAAATACCGAACAACGATTTTGTCTATCCAAACAATGATAGAGTAGAATATGATGTTACCATTGTACACGATATTAATGATAATTGTCCTACAGGTTCAATCAGTGGGTTAACTATAACAAGTAATACAGGTACAACTGAGAATATCGACTTATCCTATTATTACAATTGGAATCTAAATGGTGCAACACCATTCAAAAGACAATCAGGTAATATATCCATATTATCAGTTCATATGATGTTACCAAACCAAGACTATTTCAAACCTTGGAGAATGGTAGATAGTATTTCTAATTCAACACCAACAACAACAGAACAATACGGTACAAGAAATGCGTTAGACATTTCACCCGCTGATTTTGGTGTAACTTATTTTCCTCAAGGTGAATATACATTCGAGTTTAGACTAATTGGTGAAGAATGTGTTACTGTTATTTGTGCAACCGCAACTTATAATCCTGTAAATCCAACACCTACACCTTCACCGACATTTGGTTATCCTACACCTACACCAACTCCTACACCTACAGCAACAGGTGTAATACCAACACCGACACCAACACCAACGGCTAACACGTGTACAACTTGGAGAATATCAACACCAAGTTACTCAGGTGAATCTATTGTTGGAGAATATATAGACTGTGATGGAACTGTACAATCATTCGAATACTATTGGAATTCAGGTACTTACTACCTATGTGTACAAGTAGGATCTATGGTTATATATGATTACGGTATTGATGGTAATGCGACTGACACATTTAATTCATGTACATAATGAAAGAATTGGTAGAACAAATATCACAATGTAAAGACGATGTAGTATTCGTTGGAAGTTTAGTAGGTAACAATCCTGAAGATGTAAACGATATAGATATTGTAATTACCTCTACGGATGGATTAGAGACGATAGGAGAGTGTGAATGTCATGAATCGAACTCTGTGTTCGCAAAAGACGCAAAACGTTGTAAAATCAAAGGTAATGACCTTATAGATATATGGTTGAAAGATGAACTACCTGAATATGAAGTTATCGATGGTATAAAATATCAAACAATAGATTCTCAAAAAGAATACTATCAAGATGTACTCGATTCTACTGATAAACAATTTATAATAGACTACATACAAGAATGGCAAAGGAAGTTGCAGTAAAAATTAAAGTAGATGGTAAGGAGATACAAGTAACCAAAGAGTTATTGGATCTTCTGTCTAATAGTGCAGAGATATCAGCAGAAGAGTTAGAACAACTTGAGATGGCTATGAAAGGTACAGGTGATGCTACCAAAGAAACCACCAAAGACCTTGATGATTTAGATGATGCACTGAAACAAACTACCAAGAGTACAGAAAAGAATACACAAGCGGTTGACGAAGCAGAAAGAGAGTATACCTCAATGGGTGAGAGAATCGGTAAGTTGGAAGATAAACTTGCAACACTTAGATTAGAAAACCAAGCGGGTACAGAAGAATATAAGAAGACTGCAAAAGAAATTAGAAGGTTAAGAGATGTACAAGAAGAATTAGATATATCTACACAGAGAACACTTACAACCTTCTCACAGATACCTGGCCCAATCGGATTCATTGCGGGTGGTTTTGAATCAATAAGAGTCGCAGCAAAGTCAGCAAGATTAGGACTAAGAAACTTAGGATTTTCTTTTAAGACATTAGATAAGGCAATAGCATCAACAGGTATTGGTGCACTTGTAGTCTTATTTGGTTTATTGGTTGCAGCGGTAGTCAAAGCGTTCAATTCATTCAAACCACTACAAGATGCGGTAGGTAGATTTGGTACTTTATTCGAAGTATTAGGTGAAGCAATACAACCTGTTATAGATCTAATTGGTAAAGCGTTAACAGCAGCACTAAACGCATTATCTAAGGCGATTGCATTCGTTACAGGTAATCTTGATGAGTTTAACAAGAAACTTGCGGAGAAAGAAGCGTTAGAACAACAACTTGCAGCACAAGACAAACTAAGAAGAGAGTTTGAGTTAACGGGTGACTTGTTAACAGAACAAGAACAAAAGATTACTCAAGCGAGATTGGATGCTGCAGCAAAAAGAGAAGAGATCAGACAAGACGAAGAATTATCTGAGACTGAAAAGGCATACTACATTAGACTTGTCAACGAAAGACTACAAAGAGATATTACAAAGATCAATCAAGAAGAGGCGGACAAGAGAGCGGAGATTAGAAAGAAAGAACAAGAAAAGAGAAACGCTGAAGCTGAGAAAAGAAGACAACAAAGACTTGCGGAAGAGAAACAAGCACTTGCAGATGAACAAAGTTTCCAAGATGAGTTAACAGCACTTGAGAACGCTAATGCACTTGCAAGGATAGAAAGTGAAAATGCAAGGATTAGACAACAAATAGAGTTTGAGGAACAAGAAGCAATCAAAGCTGCGAAAAGAAAATATGAGGATGAAGAAAGACTTCAACAAATATTAGCTGAGATACAAGAGAAGTTCCGTCTAAAAAGAAAAGAACAAGATAAGAAAGAAAGAGAAGAGAGAGAAGCCGCAGAAAAAGAAGCTGAAGCAAAACGTAAAGAGGCGGCAGAAAAGAAACTATCTGATCAAAGAGCTGAGTTAGATAAGGAATTAAGATTACTCGAACTTAGGAACCTAACATTACTTCAAGGTACTACTGCGTACTTTGACAACTTACGTGCAATAGAACAGAAAGCGTATGAACAAAGATTGTTTGATGCGGGTGAAAATGCAGAACTAAGAGAAGCATTAGAAAAAGAACACCAAGAAAACCTTAGAAACATCAAACAACAAGAGGTACAAGCGTATGGAGAAGTTGCAGCAGCAACTCTTAACTCTGTTGTAGCGGTAGGTAACGCAATTGCAGCGTCTTACGATGAGGAAGCTAAGACATCTAAGGCGGCATTTGAGAAAAGAAAGAAACTACAGAAGGCAACGGCAATTATGTCTGCAGCGAGTGGTATCATACAGATATTAACACAACCATCAACACTACCATCACCATTTGATTGGATTGTTAAGGTTGCAAACGCAGCGGCGTTAGCGGTAGCAACAGCTGTACAAATTAAAAACATAAACAAAACTAAGTTTGAGGGTGATGAAGCAGCAGGAGCCGCAGGTGGTGGTATCACATCACAAAGAGGTTATGCTAAAGGTGGTATGATTGGTGGACGTAGACACGCACAAGGTGGTACACTTATAGAGGCAGAACGAGGTGAAGCTGTAATGACAAGAGGAGCTGTAGCAAGATTTGGACCTATGTTATCAATGATGAATCAAATGGGTGGAGGTGTCTCATTCAATTCTGAGACCTCTGTAACGTCGTTTGACAATCCTGTGGTACGTAACCCTCAGAAAGACAAAGATACTGTCATAATGAAGACCTATGTGGTTGAGAACGAACTTACAACTTCTCAAGAACAAGCGTCAAGACTTAAAGATTTAAGTACACTTTAAAATTATTTATATTTAGTAGTATGGAAGGTAAAGAACGTATTATAGAACTCAAGATAGAAGATGATGATTTAATCTCAGGAGTTGATCAGATCTCACTTGTTGATGAACCTGCAATCGAGTACGATTGGATTGCATTTAAGAAAGAAGGTGAGAACTTCTGTATTCCTGAAGGAGAAGAGGACAAGTATTTAGAATATCTCTATTCTGTGGGTGAATCTATGGATGATTTAGAAAAAGATGGATGGGTTGTACAAGAAGAAGTACAAATGTCTAAAGATGACTTTGCAGCGTTAATTTCCAAACCAAACGAAGAATCAAACAAAAAAATTAATGAAGATACAAGAGTAAGATATAGATATGGTCTTGCAGGTATCTATAGAGGAGAACCAAATATAATCCCAACATCACGTAGATTCTGTAGAGAAATGGTTGCCGCGAACAGAGTATACAGATTAGAAGACATTGAAAATGAAAATAATGATATGGGTAGTAATGCCTATACTTGGAGAGGATCATATAACTGTCGTCACAATTGGTACCAAGTAATATATAAGAAAGAAGGTCGTATTATCAACAAAGCGTCTGTAAATAAATCAAAAGAAGACCCAACTGAGTATGGAAGAGAGATGGATTTACCGAGTACTTTAGTCGGTGGTTTCTCAAAAGATAATTACACTCTCCCTCTTTTCGAACGTGAGGCCGATGCAATAGATTACTCAAAATTGATTGGGTGTGAGGAAGGTGCCCACTCACACATGGTAGGCGGTGTTACAATGTGGATGCCGTGCGCAAGTCATCCCGAAGATATGGACATAGATGTGAGTGGCTTACCTCCTTATGTTGATGAAATACCTGAATGTGACGACTGTAAAAAGAAAAGAAAGAAAGAAGATATATACGAAGAATTTGAAACATATAATGACTATCCAAAAGCGGCATCAGAAAACGCAAAGATAGCTCTAAGATGGGCTGACGAACATGGTTGGGGATCTTGTGGAACCCCCGTGGGGAAAAAGCGTGCAAACCAACTCGCCAACGGTGAAAATATTTCGAAGGACACGATTTCGCGCATGGCAGCATTTGAAAGACACAGACAACACTCTGATAGAGAGTTAGGTGATGGATGTGGTAGACTTATGTGGTTAGCGTGGGGAGGTGACGAAGGAATCGAATGGGCACAAAGAAAATTAGACCAAATCAAAGAAGATATGGATTTAGAAGAGGCATGTTGGCCAGGGTACGAACCAATTGGGACTAAACGTAAGGATGGGAGAACAGTCCCTAATTGCGTACCTGTAGAAAACTCTAAGACTATATTCTCATTCCAAGATGATGACGAACAAATGACTGTTGTGGGTCCTGCGATGATTCCAAACAAAAAGATTGTAAGATCAGATTACTTTGGTAACAAATACTATGTATACTTCTCAGAAGAAACTATCAAACAGATTTCAGATAAGTTTATGAAGAGAGGTTATACAAGAGATACTCAACACGATATAATGCATTCGGGGCCAGGAGAAAAAGATGTATATGTTGCGGAGTCTTGGATTATAGAAGATCCTGAAAACGATAAGAGTAGAATGTACGGTTTTGACGATCTACCAAAAGGAACTTGGATGACTAAGATGAAGATCAACAACAAAGATATATGGGAAAAAGTTAAGAGTGGAGAACTCAGAGGTTTCTCAGTATCAGGTTTCTTCGAAGAGTATGAGAGAAACGCTAACGAATTACAATTCCTAAGAGAGTTAGCGGAAATCCTTAAGAAATAAAAAAACCCTCGGGGGTTTCGGATCCCAAGGGTTTTAACGTAAACGTGATGTAACAATATGAAGAGCATCACAGGACAAATATACAAAAAGTTTTCTAAATAAAAAACCCCCACTAAAAAAAGTGAGGGTTTATGCAGTTGTTAAACATCAAATTATATTATGACACTGCATTTTCAAAAATAACATCATATATTGATATCTTACCTTTAACTTCCATAATATATTTGAATGGTTCAGTATGGGTTTTTCTTGTCTTGAATGTTTGTAGTGAATATGGGGGATTATACGGACTATATGTGATCCATTTATGATTTAGATAAATTGTCTTGTCTTCAATTCTAACATTCCAATTAGAATATTCGTTATTATATAGTGACATTCCCCAATATGGATGTTCAATACCCATTGTCTCCCATATAATACCTTTATAATCGAATAATCCTGATTCTGTATATTCCTTACCTCTTCCCGAATATAAAGTGTGTCTATTTAATTCACTATGTTTACCAACATATCTAACATATCTATCACCCGCATAAATTGCATCACCTTTAAGATAATCAATAGGTTGTTTTGGTGATAATGACTCAACTGCATGAATAACCCCCGATGGTAGTACTAATGCAGTACCACCAAGGAGGGAAACTTTTAAGAAGTCACGTCTATTCATTATGAATTCAATGATTGTTGTTTATAATCTTCCCAATCACGAATTAAACGACCATAAGAACGTTCATGTACTTCTGTATCAATCAAACGTTCAACCATTTGGAGTTTACGTTCAATAAAATCAATATCATCATTAAGATACATCGTTTTTTGAAACATTGCCTTAGTAGATACGTACTCATTATAGAATGAATCAATTAATGAATACATCTTATTCTTTGCACCATTAAATGTGCCAGGTAATGTAAAACGATTCACGTATTTTCTAAATGGACTGTTACCATCTAAAATTCGTTTTTCTAATTGTCGTCCAACAGAGTTACTAATCTTTCTACCTGTCTGTCGACCTGTTCCTCGGAAGACCTCCCAAAATAGGACATCGAAACCTTCTTTGCTATAACCTTTTGCCATTGTAATATAATTTTTATTTAATGTTTAACAGGACAAATATACAACAATATTTTGAAATACCAAAAAATATATACAGATATATTTAAAATTGATAAATAAAACCCTATTTTATATTTGTATATAAAGGTACGACTGATCGTGCCTGATAATCATAAAGTTAAATTTTACACTATGTCAAACGAAAGAAATGTAGTTGGTGAAATCAAAAACTTAATGGTGAAATTCGGATTTATGTCAAAAGAAGACGTAAAAGAAGAGTTCGCTAAGTTAGCTGATGGAACCGAAATTCGCATTGAAGGAGACGAACTTAAAGAAGGTGCAATGGTTTACGTTGTATCTGAAGAAGGGGACATTCCAGCTCCTGATGGTGTACACGTCCTTGAAGACGGTTCCGAGGTTAGAACTGAAGGCGGATCTATTGCTGAAATCAAAATCAAAGAAGAGGCTGAAGAAGTAGAAGAAGAAGTCGAAGTTGAAGCTGGCGAACACGAAGACAAGGAAAAAGAGGACATGGAGGAAGAAATCAAAGAGGAAGTCAAAGAAGAAATCATTGAGAAACTCGAAGAAGTTGAAGACGAAAAAGAAGAAGTCGAAATGGAAGAGGATATCAAAGAAGAAGCTGCTGACAAAATCGTTGAGGTTATTGTTCCAATCCTTGAAAAAGTAAAAGATCTTGAAGAAGAATTGAAAAAAGTTCAAGCGTCTTTTGAAGCGTTCAGAAATGAGCCGGCTGCAAAGCCAATCAATAAAACTAAGAAAGAATTTTCTCGTACCGACCATATGGTAGAGCGTATTCTACAACTTAGAAATTCTAAATAATCTAAATTAAATTTACAATTAAAATGAAAAAGCAAAATTTTAGTTATGACGTATCTGCCATTACAGGTTTTACTGACCAAGAAGGTGGAATGTTACTTAGTAGATCTCTTGTAGGTGCTGTTACTCCACAGTATGGTAACGTGAGATTGGGAATCAAAGGTACACAAGCTATCAACCTTTTAGATTCTACATTAGCTGTACAAGATGGTGACTGTGGATGGTCTCAATCAGGTACTACTACATATACACAAGTTAACTTAGCTACTTGTGCTAAAAGAGTAAATGAGTCTTTATGTCCTTCTACTCTATATGACACTTATCAGTCTAAATTATTGGCTCCTGGCCAAACTGAAGAAAGTGTTCCTTTCGAACAAGCAATTGCTGACTTGAAAGTAAAACAAATTCAATCACACATTGAATCTAAATTATGGGGTGCTACTATTGCAGGTGGTGACTGTTTCGATGGTTTCGCATCATTGATTGTAACAGGTGCTACAGGTGTTGCTAACTCTTCAGGTACTACTTTCAGTAGTTCTGCAGCGTATGGTACAGCAGGTAACCCAATCACTGAGGTTGACAAATTGATCAACGCATTAGCTGATGACGCAATGGCAAGAGAAGACTTAGTTGTTTTCATGTCTTACGCTAACTTCAGATTATACGTACAAGCGTTAACTAAAGCGAACTTCTACCAAGATTATATCAAGGAGTCATCTATCACAGGAAACATGGTAGCTGTACACCCTAACTCTAACGTAGAGATCGTACCTACACAAGGACTTAACGGATCTGATCAAGTAGTTATCGGACCAAAAGAGTACTTTGTAATCGGATTTGACTTAGTGTCTGATCATGAGCAATTTGATATTTGGTGGTCAAGAGACAATGACGAAATTAGATTTAGAGCAAACTTCAACTATGGAGCTGCAATTCCTAATTTCTCTACCAACTATTTCGCTACAAATAACTTATAAGTTATAGTAAAAACCTAAAGGGGTGAAAGGCCCCTTTTAATAAACTTAAAATTAAAATTATAAAAATATGAGTTGTTATATTGAAAGCGGAATTAGCTTAGGATGTGCTGACAGTCTCGGGTCTTTGAAAGAAGTTTATATTTTAGGTGATAGTGGTCACACAGTATCTTCAGTTGCAAAAACTACTGATGGTGCAATTAGTGGGATAACAGGATCAGGTAACTTTTACAAGTTCGCTGTGAAAAGAAACACAACATCTTTAACACAAACTGCTAACAAATCATTCGAGAATGGAACTGTATTCTATCAACAAGATCTTGTATTATCGTTCTACAAGTACGATCAAGACAAGAGAAACTTAGTGAAGTTGATGGCACAAGATGACAATCTTAAGGTTGTTGTTGTTGACCAAAATGATACATCTTACTATCTTGGTGAAGTCAATGGTATGTACTTATCTGCAGGATCTGCGGAAACAGGACTTGCCGTTGGTGATAAAAATGGTTTCTCAATCACCCTAACAGGACAGGAACCAAATTTAGCAGACACACTATCTGATACATTGGCAAACGTAGTAAGTGGAATTACAGTATCAACGTAATATAAGTTAATTCTTACAGAAATATTAAAGGGATCCCAAGGGTCCCTTTTTTATTGCACTACAATTTCAATTTGGAATTTTTTATATTTACATATAAAGTCCAATAC